TCTTCTTTAGACTTTGTATCATAAAATCACTGTCAAGAAAACAATTTTAAAAAAGCTATTGCAGACATAAAAAATATGCTTACATTAGGTTCTCACCAAAATTAACAATCACAGGAGACAAAAATGGAAAACCAAGACTTAAATAAAGCCATTGCCTATCTTGCAGATAAGGTGAGCAAATATCACGAACGATTATTAGCAGTTGAAAGGGATGTTAAAAGACATGCTGACAACCATGAAAAACATTGTTGTGATGACTGTGAATGTAAAAATTAATTAAAAAACGTTGCAATAGAGTATCGCCAATTGCCTTTTTGTTTATGAGCATGTAGTGGCGAGTGTAGGGATTTAGAGTTAAAAAATATAGCTTTGTTTTCTCTAAAGCCCATGATTGTATCTAAATAGTCATGCTCGTCTTTTTTTACAAAAAATCCTGTGCCACTATCAATGCAAGGGCTTCCAGCTATGTATATTAAACACTGATGTGTGACTTGTTCACTTTCATCTGTGTGCGGTCTTAAATAATCTTTTGCACCAACCATGGTATAATTTATTTTTACTAATTCATTAATTTTATAATTAAAGTGCTCTTCAATTTTTTTTATAATTAAACTACCTACTTCACTGTTAGTGTGCACATTTCTAATATGCCAAAACGTGCCTTGAAATTCATCTATTTTAGAATTGGAAGGTGGATTATATTCGATGCTAACAAGTTGATTTTTCAAACTTGCCAAATCTTTTTCATCAAAAAAATTATTTTTTACAGCGTAATCAAACACTAAGATTTAGGTGTTTCACCTAACATATCTTTTAAAGATGGAGCAAAAACTTTAACATCCCGTCTAATTTTTTCAACAGTTGTTGAAGTGTTAGGATCGTCGATGTCTGCTTGCATAGCTTCTTCTGACTCGTATTCTTGACCTGTTTCAGTATTAGTGAGGGTGGTTTCTGTTTTGACATTATATTTTGGTATAATTCTACCATCTTCTAATTCAATTGTTCCTATTTTTTCTGCATTTTTAATAATCGGCATCTTCTGTTCTCCAGTTAATGTTAAAACTTAAAATAACTCTATCTTGGTTAGAATTATTTATTTGTACTTCATGTTGTAACCATGATGGGAAAAAAATCAATGAATTCTCTTTGGGCTGCCAAGAAACGCTATGAGCAAGGTGTATAGAGGCTTCTTTTACTTTTGGGGGTGATAGCACCTCAGCTTGTGCTTTAGGCTCTAGAAACACTAAATTTCCACTATTTTGAGGCACTTTTAAATAATATACTCCTGATAAGTAATTATAAGGGTGTGTATGTACATTATTTCTTGAACCAGGAGGATTAATCATACCCCATATGCCAGTCATTTCAGGGCAATATTTATTTTGCACATCTAGATGATTAAAACATTCCTTAGCTTTATAAAGTATATCTCCAATTATATTTTTAAATTCAGGGTCAGTATACAATTCATCATTGCTATGCCAACCACCAATGTTAGATCTAGGCATGCCTTTTTCATCTTTTAATTTTATTTTATAAAGTCTATCTATCAAATGACCGTGGCCATTGATTTCAGTCACCATAACAGGTGTAATAAACAATGAATGTAAATCCATTTTCAATCCTTTCCAAATATCTGTAACGTATATCTTGCTTCAGGTATTTGATGAGATATTGGAGTTACAGTGTGATTTTGTTTTTCGTCATTTAAAACTAAAGTATTATATTCTGGTAATAAAACTTTCCACTCGTCTTTTTCTTGCCAAATAAACCAACCTCCAAAATTTGCATCCCAAGTTTTATTTAAATACACAGTTGCAGCAAAAACATGAGAGCCATCATCGTGAATAGATATGCCTGAGTTTGTATCCCATACGTACATCTGCACAACAATATTATTTGATTTTGGTAAGATGTTTTTTAAAGAATCTAATACTTTAATTTTTAATTTGTCTGATATAGTTTTTACAGAGACAGTTCCTAAATTGTTAGACAATAACCTTGGATTCCAAAATCTTCTGTTTGATCCCCAAACATCCTCTTCAATGTTTTCTGATAACTCTATTAAAACACTTTCTAAAACTTCTTCTCTTAATACTTTTTTAAATAATTTCATTCTTTTAAAGTTGACCTTTTGTAACCTCCATAAAGCTTACAATTATGTGCACTTGGTTAGCGGCATTGGCTTGTGCTTTCAATACGTCAGATTCTTGTAACACGAGAGGTTGTGATAATAATTCTGTAGTTGTGTTTGTAGCAACACTTTTAGCTTTAAATAATTCAAATGTTGCAGATGATCTTAGCACTTCTAAATCCACTAATGTTGTGCTTCCTGAATCGTTACAAACCAATATAGATTTAACTACGTCAGTTGTAGGAGGCACAGGTGGCGTTGCACCAGGATTAGCTGTAGGAACTGTCAATATGGTTGTTAAATCTGTAGTTGTAAGATCAACCATTGCGCTTTTAAATGTATTAGCCAAGGAAAAAACTCTCCGATTCTGATTCTTCTTTTAAATCTTGCTGGTAGTTTGTGTTTAACAAAAGTATTATTTGATCAAGTAATCGAATCATTTGATCAAATTGACCTGGGTCATACTCTGGTGTAGCGTTAGGTAATCTTGTTATAGTAATTTTAGCCATTATCTTCTACCATCCGGTCTTATTTGTAATTTTTGTGAACCTAATCGCCAAGGTGTATCATCTACTGTGGAAGTTTGATATTTAATTTTCACAGCTCTACCTCTACCCCTTACATTTATTTTTTCTGTTGTGTTAGTAATACTACCAGAAGTGGTAACGTTAGAGGATGATTGTGGGTATTGCTCTAAAGTTAAAGTTGCTGTCATTGTATTTGTTAAATTGTCAAAATCTGGAACTAATTTACTCACAGACATTAGTTGATCTCCATCTGCTATTTCTACTGAGCCTGTTTCTAAAAAAGCACTTATTGCCGTGCCGTCAGCTTGATTGTTACCAGTTTCATGTTCGTATAAAAAAGAAGCACCCGCAGTCAGGCCTAAAATTGATGTGGCATTTGCTGTTGTACTAGCGCTATATTCTGTAGCGACCGGTAATTCATAAACATAAGCACCCAGCCAAGTTGTTCTAGCTAAACTTAATGTGTACCACGTTCCCTCTAAATAATTGTAAGCGACCGCTCTATCAATTTGTGTTGCATTTGCAGACGGGTAATACCAAATAATTTCATTGTAAGCGGTGTTTAAACCTACTGCTATATCGTTTTTATTTGTATAGCTGATGCTATCAAAAACAAAATCTTGAACAGAACATGGCATTTTTTTAACAACACCATCGTATAAGTAAAAAGCATTGTCTGACATCCAGTATGCAACTCCGTTTACCTCTATAGCTGCATGTTGAGCTATTAAACCAGCGTTAGCACCTAGTTGTCTAAGTCCAAAAGTAAAAGGTGTGCCAACAAATTGTAATCCATGTAGTGATGTGTCTGTCCAAATTAATATCTGACCAGTTGATTTTATAGCACCAACTATTCTAGAACCATCTGATATACGTAAAGATCCAGCTTCATTAGTTGCAACTGGTGTATAATCTGTTGCATCCTCTCTGTCAGAAAATCTTAATAATAAATCATCTTGAGTGGCAGCGTTACCTATCGTTGTCTCTGTGCCAAAAATTAGTAAGTGTCTTGTGTCCGTAGATACAAGACTAAACCTTGATGCAGTAGGAGCATTAGATAAAGCCGTAGCTCTTGCAGCTAAACCTCCAGACGTATCCCATATAAACGTTCCGCCATTTAGCACAGTTGCTATTAAATCTTCTCCAAAATTGTCTAATGACCAGTTTCTGGCTGATACAACAACATTAGATGAAGATCTAGGCGTGTCCCACGTGCTTGCACCCCAAGTTTCTGTACCCCAACCATATCCGTAAGTTGACGACGTTGGTCCAGGGTTAATTTGATATTTTGCATCTGTAGAACCACCACCTGCTGCTGTAGTGCCTGATGCATTTGTTCCTGCATTTATTGTATAAGTATTAGCTGTGGGAACTGTTAAAACTTCAAACTCATTATTAAAATCTATACCGTCAACTACATTCGTAGAAGATCCATTATCAAAAGTAACAAAGGCACCCACTTCAGCTTGATGTGCATTGTCTGTCACCGTAACTGTAGCAGATCCACTTGACGTAGCAAAAGGGTTTGTAAGACTAGCTGTTCTTCTTATGGGTGTAATGTCATACACTTTACCTTCAGAAAAAATATAAAGTTTTCTGTCTGTGCCTAAAGCTAAGTACCTTGTGCCGTCAAGACCAATCCATGAGTGTGTGTCTCTGACAGCTCCAACTACTGTTACATTAGGATTAGGTAAAAATTGCCATCCGCCCCATCTTTCAGGCTTACCATAGTGAAATCTTACAAAGTCAGAATCAATGTATTTTCGTTGATCTCCCGCTGAATAGGCTGAGTCTTGCTTATCAATGCCAGGTTTAAATTTAAGATCTACTAATTGCATAATAGTATTTTAACCTATAACTTAAAAAATCTAAAGTGTATTATTGTACTTACACTGAAAAGCTATAGATATTCGTGCTATGGGACATATCCTACTTATGGTAACTCCTCTATGGGGTAGATAAGATTCAAATAAACAAGCTCTGTTTGGCACTGGAAATGACCCTGCGGTAATCCTAGTTCTTGAGGTGTCAAATACCACCAGTTCACCACCATAATTTTCGTGCCAAGTTTCATTTAAAAAATAAACTATTGTCATATCTTTAGAAAAAGTTGACATTATATCGTCTTGATGGATTGTTTGATCTGTTAAAGGCAGCCCAAGGTTTAAATGTATTTTCCATAGTTCATTCTTAAAGTTTTTCTCCATGTTAAATTTTTTATTAACTTCTAACCAGAGATTATAAAGAATGTTTGACTCATTGAATCTATTTTCAGATATTAGTTTATTAACTTCTTCACAATAATCTGTTGCACCTAAACCTGCGTTTGTGTCATTGACACTTGAGTAGTTGTTCAAACCCCAAATAGATTTTTGAAAATGTTTACTAGCTAAGTCAAATATCTCTTTTGAGGCTACGTTATCTACGACTCTAACAAAACTCATTTTTTAAATTGTGTTACTATGTTACCTTTAAAAGCATAATTACCGTAATGTGTCATGCTGCTTAATATATCTGCGTATATCTTACCACCTATTTTTTGCCATAATCTACAAAACGCATAATCTTCTGATAAATATCTTTTTGTTTCGGGCTCTATAACAGTGTCAAAAAAAGTATAATTCCAATTAGAATTATCGTGAAAACTAAAATTTTCTTCGTGTGGTGCACCGATATGTTGATCAGACTTAAATTTTAGTTCAGGGTAGGCTTCAGCCATTTTTTCAAAAACAACTTTTTTTATTAACATAAATCCTGTAGCTGCATCTAAAACTTCTATAAAACCACCTTTTGCCTCAATATGATTTGGATCTTTAACGTTTAAATTGTATTGAAGCGAATAAGCAAGAAGTTCATCTTCAGATACATCTGGGTTTTCTAAAATTTTCTTTTTAGTTTTTCTCCAATCTATTGTTTTTCTAGGATAGACACCCGTCACTACATCTTTGTCAAAGTCAATCATTCTAAAAACAGACTCTGGGTTGAAAGCTATGTCTGCATCTATAAATAATAAATGTGTAGAAGTTTTATCATCCATAAATAATTGCACTAAGGTATTTCTAGCTCTTGTAATTAATGATTCATTTCCGATAGTGCCAAACTGAAGTTCTACTTTTTTTGTTGCTGCCAAAGACAAAAGTCTTAATGAACTTTTAAAATAATCTGCGGAAATCATGCCTCCATAACACGGTGTGCCAATAAAAATTTTTGTCATTCTAACTCTTTGTAAAAAATATTTAAAGTATATCTTGGGGAGCTGTCGCCAAAAGATTGCAAATCACTGTGCGGAATTACACTGCCATTAAAAAATAATGCTCTATTTTCTACAAATCCTATGTGTGATGACAAAGATTTACCTTTCATAAAGCCTGTGCCATTATTTAATAAGTTCTCTCCTTTAACAAACAAAAGAAAATTAGCAACGTTACCTTTATCAGTATCTAAATGAAACAAAGGCTCTTTTAGATTTTGTCTGATGTGTGCGCTTACTGATATAGGTTCTAAATTTCTGTGAGGATAAAAATATTCTTTAATTAATTTTATTAATGGATCTGTATGAAAACTTGCTGGAAATGTGTGTCTTTTACCATAAACTTGTCCTTCAGGATTTTTGACCTCACTATATTTTAAATTAATTAAAGTTTCTTGTAGAGATTCCAAAGTATCAATACTTAAAAAATCATCAACAAACATGACAAACTTTGTATAGCTATTATGTTTCATTTATATAAATATCCCTGCTTGCATGGTTTATTAAGTTAGGTTTGTAAAAATCATCTTTACTACAGTTTTTATATTTTTTTGTAAGAGTAACTAAGGTTTTATACATGGCTTCACTTAATAAATTTGAGTATTTTGGTGAGTTACACACAAAAATATAATCAAATTTTTTAAATTTTACATCATCTAAATCATACGTAATACTTAAAAAATCATCAGCATGTGTGGGTAAGTCTTTTGGAGAATTATAATCAGCTAACCAATATGCATTTTGTATAAAATTTTTTTTTAAAAGATAGTGCCCTAACCAACAGCTTGAATTTAAGTTATCATTAGGTGGCGTATCTCCGTAATAAACATCATGATGCCAGTCAATATTTACAATATCTATTTGTTTGTTTTGTCTGTATAAAGGCTCTAATAAATAAAAAATATTTGCGTGAATTTGAGAAAATAAAATGTTTTTTAAATCTACGTTTTTTAAATAATCTAAATAGAAAATTATTAAAGAATCAAAACCTTTTACAGTTCTAATAAAATCACAATCAATAGACAAAAAATTAATTCTATCTTGTTTCATACTATCTTTTTAATTTTATATTTGCAGAAATAATAATCCTTTCGCCATCTACATGATTCTCTGCTGAATGTAATAAATTACTAGGGAAAAAAATTAACTTACCGACTTTTGAAGCCATTATTGCCTCATCATGTATGCACGTCGGATTTGGATTGTAAAATTTTGTTTCACCCATTGAAGTTAAATACAGCACACTAGAATAATTTTCTTCATCTCCTTTAACAAAGTTAGCATGTATATGTTTATTGTGTAATCCACTTAAATTGTAAATAGCTGTCCAATAATTTTTCATAATAAAAGGATTGTTATTGTTGTTGAAAAAATTTGCTACAATAAACATAAGTTTTTCGTACTCTACGAGCTTTACTGGATCCATGAAATCTGTAAAATAGTCACCTATTCCACCGTGATTGTCATAAATAGAATTAATTTTTTTAATTTCATGTTTCTTGCTGACAACCTCATCTATTAAGGGTCTGATTTCTTCTGTATTAAATTGAAATGTTAATATTTCTGTAGGAAATATAAGTACTTTATCTTGTTGCATATTCTACCTTTAAATATTCTATTTTTCTAACCCACCCTCTTGGTATGGCTATTGATCCACCTCCGTGATTATCCTCTTTGTCAACACACCACGAACGCATAATTACAATTTTGTCATCATTGTTTACCACCAAATATCCTACTTCTTGGCACACGGCCAACGGAGCATTGACTATATCTTTTATAGGCAACCAACCCGTTTCCATATCACGAGCGTCTAACCACGTCACACGAACCATTGGTATTTTATCAATATTCATTTCTTTCATCGGTGTAACTAACTTTAAAATTAATTGCAATTGTGACCCTAGTGTTGTCTGTTGTATTTGAACTAACAGAATGAAAAATTGATCCATCAAAAAATATAACAGTTCCGTCCCTCGCAGTAAGCTCTTTTACATTACTAAAATTTGTATTTGCGTCATTTTTTTTAACAAAAACAGCATAATTATTTGAATTAAATAAAAATTTACTATTAGATTTTTCGACATCGACAAATAAAACAACGGACAAAACATCTCCGTGTTTATGTGGTTGTGCATATTGATTTTTTTTGTACCAATTAATCCAACAATTTTCTATCTCCAAATTAGGTATATCATAGTCTTCTTTTTCAATAAATTTTTCTATACGATCTTTGATTTCATCACACAAAGATTGCAATACTGGATACCTTTGATGAGAATTCCATGCTGTTCTTTTAGCCATAACATTACACTCCTGTTTTGGAGTAGTATCGTGCCCATGAATATTTTTATTTTCTTCTACTAAAATAATTTGATTGATTTGTTTTTTCCACTCTTCAAAATTTGAAAGAGTAAAATAAAAAACCTCTTGTGTAAATATTGGTATTTTATTTACGTTCATTTAACCATTTTCCATAATATTTAAAAGTAACAACTATTCTAAAATCTATACAAATTCTACTTACCTCTCTAGCACAATGAGGTATTGACCCATCAAAAAACAAAGCTCTACCTGGTTTCGGTATTATTGATTTTTGCACGTCCCTATTTTCATCTATAAATATTGTTTCTCCGGCAAAAGTCACATCCCAAGCTTTATTAAGATAAAACATAACTGTATAACCATCATCTTTTTTTTGGCAGTCAGTGTGAATTTCATGATGTGTGCCATATAAATAGCCACTAGCGTAAGACTGACCTATATAATAATTATTAAATTTTTGTGGTAGCTCTGACTTAAAAATTTCGTCTGATTTCTCAAACAATACTTTTTCTAACAAGTGTTTTTTATCTATATCAGCGCTAAATTTTCGCCATTGATTTTCTTCTTGATTGGCAATGCCTGTAAATGTCCATGGTTTTTCATTTAAAAAATAAAAGTATAAATCATCAATTATTTTTTCATTAAAAAGATTATCCTTTATTTTTAAAAACATTAAGTTACAGCTTGTAATGTTTCCTTTGGTAATAATCTTAAATTAAAAGACACTGATCTTCTCTCTTCATTAGGAGTTCTAAATGGATATACCATATGTGTTAACCATGATGGAAACATAAATATGTCACCGACCTCTGGTGAATGTTGTAGCTTGTGGCCACTAAAATGTTTTGGATCACCGCAAAAAAAGACAATGTCTCCTACGCTAGGATAATGATCTTCTTTTTTTCTCTCCTCTTCTATACTTTCAGGCATTTTTGTATAGAACACGCCTGATAAATCACCATCGTGCATGTGTGCTGGGTTAAAGTCTCCAGACCATTGACTCACAGCCCACATAGATTCTATGACCATTTTATCAATTTTTTCGGGAGCTAAGGTTTCACTAGCTGGTGGTATACTTAAATAGTTTTTTACCATTTCACCTAATAAAAAAACAAAAGCTTGTCCTTCTTTATCTAACCACTCAGGTGGTATTCTAATTTCTTGCTTAACATTTCCAGCTAAATTTTGTGACCAATCCCATTTTTTTGAAAGTTCAGGATCTTTCATTAGTTCGTCTGTTTTTTTATTCATTAATGCTATCATATCTTTAGGCACGTTGCCTTTTATGACCGTGGGACCAAATGGTCTAATAGCATCAAAGGAAAGTTTAATTTCTTTTTCCATTTAAAACCTCATTCTTTTGTATTGTCATATACCAATAATTCGCCTATAATTAAACTATTAATTGGCGTATTTCACAAGTCCTGCCAGCTTGCTAAAACAATCACATAAATTGCAATTAGGAGATTATGCTAAAAGGGTTTTTTAAAAAAATAAAAGAGGTAGCAGGAGATGTAGCTCCGTTTGCTGGTTTAGCAGCATCTGCTTTTGGATTAGGTCCGCTTTATTCTACTTTGATAGGAGCTGGTGTTCCATTACTTGCAGGCAAAGGTGGTAGAGAAGCACTCGCAGGGGGCATTGGTGGTTATTTTGGTGGTAAAACATTTGGCTCAAGATTTGGTGGCCAAGTTCCGTACGTAAGCCCGTTAGATATTTTAAAGAATACACCCATATCAGGTGTTGGAAGTTTAGATGCAGCTTCAAAAGTTACGCCCGCTAGAGATTTAATATTTGAAAGATTTAAAGACTCTTTAATTTTAGATCAATTTAAAAAAGACAACCCACTGCGATATGCACCTTCAGCACTTTTAGGTACTGGTGTTTTAGCTGGTTTAGGAGCTTTTGAAGACCCTGCTATGT